GAACGAGCGTGCAATATTTGCACGAAAATAAAGTAAAAAATATCCTCTATTAACTACCTGTGAATAAATCGCCCCTAAACGTGCAAATCCTGCACGATAATAGGTCACAAAGTTCACATAAAAAAAAAGCGCCCTAAGGCGCTTGGTTATGCTGCTCCGCCGCGTGGCTAGAGCGTCAAACTTGAGTTAATGGCAGAAGCCTGGGCACGAATACTGCGGCCACCGCTTTTTGGTACATAGGCCATTGATATGGCATTAATTGCGTCCTGTGCAGGCGCAATTTCATCAATCAGTTTCAGCTGCAACGCTTCTTCGGCACTGAATAGTCGGGCCTCAGTAGCAATAACGTCGTCCACTTTCAGATTGCGGTGTTTTGCCACTGAATTTACAAAAAGGCTGTAGGCCTGATCTAAGCGTTTTTCGATTTCTAACACGGCCTGATCGGTAATTTCTTCGTGTGGTGAAAAGTCGTTTTTGTGGTTTCCGCGATAGAAAGTGTTGTACTTAATACCCACTTCCGCTTCCCACTTGCTCACTTCGTAGGTTTCAATGATCACACCTACAGAGCCTACGCCGGCTGTTGGGCTGGCAATGATTTTGCTGCAGGCGGCAGCCAACATGTAACCAGCGCTGTATGCGGCAAAGTTAACCAGCGCAGTAATCGGCTTAATTTTGGTGCAGGCACGGATAAAGTCGGCTAGTTCTGCACAGCCAATAGCTTGACCGCCACCAGTGTGAAAGTCTAAAACCACTTCTTTTACCAGTTCATGGTTTACAGAAGCGGCAATTTGCTCTCTTAAACGCTCATACGACAGCAGTTCTTCACAGGTAGCCGTAATAGCGCCCCGGCGAGCTACTAAAATGCCGTGCACCGGGATAACGGCAATGTTTCCAGAAATGGTTACGCCACGTAACTGACGTTCTTCATCACGCCCCATGGAAACACCGACAATTTCTTCGGCCAGTTCTACATCAGTCGTAGTTCGGCCCAATAAGCGAGGTTCTAAAACGGCTTTTACGGCAGTTACCAGCTCTGAGGTTGCGTATAGTGGAGCCCCAAAGACCATGGCCGCGATATGCGGAAAGTTGATCATACGCGGCATAATATTCCCTCGATTTCTTTCATTTGGTCAGGTGTGGCATTCAGCGAATTTTTAAGATTTGCTGAGTCCACCATATTGAGCGGAGTTAAATAGCGATCACCACCTGGTATTGGTGGCATGTTTTCCAGCCGGCGAATGTCATTAACTGACAACCAGCCCCAGTTCCGGCCGATGGCGTAAGCTTCATAACGTGATTTCTGATCACCACGAAGCAAACCGGAAATATTGAATTCAATGTAGTAGTCGCTGCGCTCGTCTGGCAGCAGCAAATCGCGCATCATTGCCGCTTCATGACGTTTTACCCAAGGTAGCAGAGTGTAAATAACGTACTGAAGCCCCTGATGCTCGATATTGTTGAATGAAGCCTTGTCTAAGTGCTGCACCATATGCGGTGGTATTTTGTACAAGCGGCATATTTCAATAACGCCAAAATTACGGCTTTCAATCAGCTGAGCTTTTTCATTATCCATTGCTAACTGTTTGTACTGCATCCCCTCTTGCAGTAATGCAACGCTAAAGGCGTTACGCAGACCACCGCCATGGCGTTCGGTAAATTTGTTTAGTAGGTTGTCGACCTTGAGCTGATCACTTATTGCTGCTGAAGTTGCAGGCCTTTCGATGACACCAGACATCGTTGCACCACGCTGAAAGACAGCTGCAGCATGCTGCTCAGTGGCAATGGTCAGGCCAATGGTGTCAGTGTTGGTTTGCAGTGGAGATAGGCCTACATAACCATCCAAACTAAAGTACTTGATATGATGGATCATGTGCATTGGCAATGTTTCATTCAGATCAAGCAGCCGGTAATACGGCATACCATCAGAACCTTTAAGCACCTTCACTTTATTATAGTTAATCGGGATCAGTTCTTTTGGATAGCCGTAACTATCCCGGTCGATTAACGCAACATGATTGCCTTCAATACCAAGGGAACCCTGGGCCTGCTCGTAATATTCAAAACTGGTGTCTTTGCGGTTCGGTGTGCTGTGGATCAGGTTGTAAACCGGATGATCTGTTGCACGTTCTCTACCACCATCAGCTGTGCGGCGGTATAACTCACAAGGCAGCTGGGCAATACTTTCAGCAAGCAGCGTCACACATGCCCGAAAAGCGGCAACACCCATTGCAGATTCAGTATTCACCATGACACCAGCACTGCTTTGGCGACTTCCCATAGAGCTGATCCAGCTTGTGAAGTTCTGCCGGGCTGTAACGCCCTTATCTGTGCCGAACAAGTTAGGTAAAAACATTATTCCGCCTTAGGTTGCGACTTCTTATTTTGCTGATAAGCCAACTGCCTGGTGTACAGGTAACTGGCAACCATGCAAAACGTACCAATGCAGATGTATCCGGCTGCGCTGTTCAGCAGCCAAACACCAAAGCTAATCAGGCCGGCACCTACAAGGCCCAGCACAAACAGAAAAATGGGTATCAGCATGTTACGTCCGAGGTGTCGTAAATTGATTCTTGCGGCATTTCAACGGATCTATTCAAGATCCGACCTATTGCCATTAAAGTGGCTACAATGCCGTCGATTTTATATTCGTTGCGTTCTTTGCGCGGGTAAATGTTTTCTTTCGCATCGGCTTTTGCTGTTACGTTGCTGGCCATCCATGTAAGCAGCGGATCAGCATCATGCGAGAACCGTTTGGCCGTGATGGCTGCCTCCATTTCTCGCATCGGCGGACTCATGGTTTGCACAGTGTTGCGGTACTCAACAATTTCAGCGCCGTCTTTCATCAGCTGATGCGCCAGTTGGGTAGCTCGCCAAGGGTCGTAAGCCACTTCTGTGATGTCAAAAATTCCACTCAGGTCTTTGATTTCTTCTCTAATGAGATCGAAGTCAATTTCTTCGCCATCAGTCAAAGTTAACCGGCCCTCATTTACCCATTTATCGTAAGCAGAGCGATTGTTTCCAGCTCGCTCTAAAGCGCCTTCGGGAAGGTAATTACGGGTAAAGGTGGTGTATTTAATTCGTCCTGATTCAAGCACTTCATCAAATACCATCGATAAACTGGCGATATCCGTTTTACTGGCCAAGTCGACACCTAAGGTGCAGCGCTTTCCTGCAAAATCCTGCAGAGTAAGGCTTGTATCGCCGCATGCATGCCAATCGGCCATGTTTAGCCAGGCAGATCGGGCCGAAACCCAAATGTTAAGGTGTTTGGTTAAAAAGCTATTCGTTCGGCTTGGGTAGCGAATTGCGTCCCGTAACTGTTTGATCAGGTAGTCCTGGCTGACCGACACCCCAAAATTCGGGTTTGCTTTGCGTAAATTCGCTGGATCCTTCCAGTCGTCACCAGCGTCAAGCGTCCAAATAATCCCAAATAGTTCATCGTTCGGCATAACACCGTCGAGCATTTGCTGGACCTGACGCCGCTTTTCGTAACAAGGACCAGCTAAATTAAAGCCTGCTGTAGTGATGATAAAAGCAAGGGCCTGCTCTCGTGAGCCCATGCCTGTGTTCATCGTTTCGTAAAGCTCTGGCCCATCATGTTCGTGGAACTCGTCAATCAACGCACAGCTTGGCGAACTACCATCACCAGGATTACCGATCAGCGGTTCAAATCGTGAACCATCGCCCGGGATGCTGATGTTTTTCGCCCAGATTTCTATACCTAACAAACTGGTTAGCTGTGGCGACTTTTCCAGCATGATTTTGGCTGGCCTGAATACTTCCCAGGCTTGCTTCTCAGTGGCTGCACCACAGTAGATTTCGGCGCCATACTCACCATCTGCGCACAGCATGTAGTTGCCCACGCCTGCGGCAATAACCGACTTGCCGTTTTTACGTGGTATTTCGCAGTACGCCTCAGAAAAACGCCGTAAACCGTCCTTCTTTTTCAGCCAGCCAAAGACCGCGCAAAATATGAATTTTTGCCAAGGCTCAAGTTTTATTAGCTGTCGTTCTCTGGCCCACTTACCTTTCGTATGAGGTAGCAGCTGCACAAAGTCACATACATGCTCTGCAGCGTCTCTGTCGAACTTGAAAGGAAAAGCCCGTTTTTCTGAGGCTTTTAGATCATCAACGTGCCGTTGGCAGGCCTGCCGAACTTCCTTGCACGCAGAGATCTTGCCTGTTATCACATCCCGGGCATATTTGTTCGCCGCATTGACGTTTGGATAACTGGCCATTCATTCTCTACTTACCGCCTCGTTTTTTAAGCAGTGCTGCGAAAGGGTTATCATCAGGCTGCTTAGACCCAACACCAAAGCGGCCCCTGCTTGACGGATCCAACCCTAATGCTGCGCCATAAGTTGCCATCTGTTTTAGGCATTCGTTAATTACTGTGGCTGACGGGTTTTTAATTGGGCCACCAGTTGCGCCTGGTACAACTGGACCATGTTGTGCGTAATGCTCCTCAGCTTCACGCCACCTCTTATAAGCGCTACAAAATGCTTCAAGGTTGTGAATATCGGTTGCTGTAAGGATCTTGGATTTAACCAACCATTCAGCCAAACCATTCCACATATCAACAGCAATACCTGTCAGCCACATTGGGCATTCCGGCACCGATGCCAGAGGTTCACCCTCTGGAGCATCAGAGTTCAGCGGCCGCTTGCCAGCATTACCCTGAATAACTTTTAGGCGAACTGGTTTTGGTTTTCGGCCGCTGCGGCCTGGTACTCCCGCCATGCTCAGCGCCCTCCAGTTTTAATTTCATTTTTCGCGAAAATAAAAATCTGATGGAGCGATCGGTGTCCGACGAAAAAGGCTACAGAGATTTGATCCCCCCTACCCATCCCGCGCCCCGCTTGGGCTGGCCCTGAGTCAGCGCTGTCGGCCACGCTCGGCCTCCTGCTTGGTCTTATCGTCATGGCATGGCTTGCAGATCGCCTGCAGGTTGTCGTCAGTGTCGGTACCACCAACAGCCAGCGGCTTGATGTGGTCGACCTGAGTTGCAGGGGTTAACCGATCGGCTTGGAGGCATGGTTGGCACAGCCCATTATCACGCCTCAGAATTCTTTGACGAGTTGCTTGCCACTTGCGGCCTCGGGTCCGCTTTTCACTGTGGCGATTGTTTTGCCACTTCACAGCCTTGTCTTTGTGCTGCTCGCAGCAGCCATGCGCTTCAACAGTCTTGTGTGGGCAAAACGGCTGTCTGCACGGTCTTGGTGGCTTAGGTGGCATAGGTTTAAGTCTTGCCCTTCTCAAGCTGCGCCATGCGGGCCTGATGCTCGCGCTCGGCCATCCTTAGGTTGCGAGTTTGCACCCAGTAGTTCAGACCGAAGGTGGCCACGGTCGCAAGGATGCCGATCACTATTGCCCACTCAGACAAACTCATGAAGCCAAGGCCTGCTGTAGTGCCGGCTGTAGCATATGAACTTACGGCTGTTGCTTTGTCTGACATGATTTTGAATCCTGGTTGCATACCTGAGCCTCCCGCCACTTGCGGTATCGCTGCACATCCGTATCGCATAACTTGATATCGGTGATCAGTTGCAGCGTGTACTGCAGGTGATCGTGATTGGTTGTACCGTTAAAGGGTCGTAGTGCACAGCCCGATTGTAGAAAGTTTGACGGCGGCAACACCGTTACTGTCTTTGTCACCGTTACCGTACGCACTTCGACTGGACTGGTAGAGCAACTGGCCAGCAGCATCAGGCAAAGCAGCGTTAGCCCACGCACGAGTAGGATCATGTTCGGATACCTTCAGTTCATTACTGTTAATCATCACCGCCAGATGCTGTTCGTTGATCTGGGTTTCTGATTGCTGGTGCTCTGTATTCAGGCCAGCAACCAGCAATTGTTCATTCACTGCAGCCTGAGCCTGGTCACTAAGGTTTTTAACTTCAGAGGTCAGGCCGTTTACTTCCAGCTGCTTACTGGCTAACAGGCCTGCCTGTTTAGTTACTAAGTTGGTTTGAGTAGTCAGCTCTGAATCAAGCGACCATACTGTCAAACCTAAGCCAGCCATAGCTATGGCAGCGCCAATCAATAATGCACCCGTAAAACTAATTTTCATGGTTGTAAATCCTTGAGGCACATCTTTCGCTCAGCTGCACGGCGTGTGCGTAATCCGTTGGACTCTTTGCCTTTGATGTAAATCCAGCGCATCAGCTGGTTGCATGCAGACACCCGAAAACCTTCATTCAGATTTCCCAGCATCGTTGATTTGCGGAACTGGCCTATGCCTACGTTGTAGACGAACGACAGATAAGCAGCGTGCTCACCTTCCGATAATGGCACTTTAACTGCAGATAACAGCTGCTTATTGTGCTCAACCAAGTCGCCGGCTAACTGCTGCAGGCATTGGTCATCACTAAACTTCATGCCTGGCTTTAGCTCTTTACCAGTGTGGCCAAAGCAGCTGGTCAGGATATTGGCTGGATCTAAATAGACCTCGTTCACCTTGCCTTCGTGTGGAGCAATAAGCACAGCACCTGACAGAGCAACAGCGCCACTGATACCAGCGGCTAACAATGCGGCTTTCAGGTTTTTCATGGTATCCACCAATAAAAAAGCCCCAGGCAAACGCTTGGGGCGAAATAAACAAGCCAACTGAAATTGGGACAACAAAAAACCCGCCTTTTGAGCGGGTTCCTACTGAATCATTTCCGACCAGCTTAGATAAAAGTACACGATTTTTACGGGTAAAAACACGTAAAAAATTACTGGTTATAAAAATTTTCTATAATCGCTGTATCATCTGCGAAATATCGCTTGGTGAGTTGTCTACATGGACTTTTTGCCCGGTGGATAAAGTTAACCAAGTTCCATTTTTTTCACCTTTTGTAAATTGAACAATGTGGTTCACGTTAACATGCATTTGACTTCCGAACTGAGTTACCATCACTACAATAAACACTTTATTCTTCTAAATTATCCCTAACAAAAAAGATTCTGCTTTTGCTAAATGCATACTTTCCTGTCCGTCGATTTGTTTATTTTTTATAAACTTAGCGGTTATAACAGATCTCTGTGTTGGACTTAAAGAGGAAACAGCGTTATCTATGACTAATACCCACTCTGGCGGCAATATACTGTCACTCTGGTGGCTGAATAAGTGCTTATCCGAACTGATCCAGACACCAGTTCGCATCACTTCGCAGCAGCGCTCTGTTACTGAAGTACTCGCATAGCCCTGCAGCTCTTCTTTAGTTGCCCAGTAGCGGCCCCAGGCTCTTAATTCTGCTCTAAGCTGTTTAATGTTCATGCTGCCTCCTGCTTTTGTTTTTCTAATTCTTCGAAGGCCATGGTAATGGCGTCAATTAACTCAACTTTCAGTATGTCTTCACAAATGGCCTGAACGTGGCCAAAGTGTGGATCGTTCCGTTCCCGTTCCCAGTTGCTGAGGGTCTTTTCGCTGATACCATATAAAAAGCAGACCTCTTGCTGGCTCATGGCGCGGTACTTACGCACCGTGCGAATAATAAACCCACCATGCAAGTTGGCCCGTTCTTTAACCATGGCGCTTAATCCTTACCTGGTACCACCGATAAAACAGGATGCTGGCAACAATACCCAGTGAACCGCCCCAACCACTGACGAACAGGGCCATATCAGCGTCTGTCGTGTTTGCTGATATCCGGGCAAACAGGAACTGGCACCAGGTGATCCCCCAACTGATGGTAAATGCCTGTGCTATTTTCTGATCGCGAACGAACTGGCTGCTTAAACCCAGTAAAAACACATTGCCAAAGGTGGCTATAAATAGCAGGACCAACTGCTGAGTATCATTTGCCAGTGAATATGCCACTGATCCCCCCTTTCGGCTGACCGTACGGCGCAATCATGGCCGCATCCCGATTATCAGCGTTACTTTTGCCATTCCAACCCGTTAGCCGGTTAAACGCTTCAGACTTATATCGCTTACCGCTTCTGGCGCCCTGTAATGGCAACACCATTTCGACAGTGAAACCAGCTGCAGCGAGCTCCTGCACCAAAAGCTCGGCTGCATATTTCACAGCGCCAATGTTCTGAGCAATCTTCATCATCTGATTCCGGCTTTGTCCCGGGCGATGGATCACAGGTTTAAATGCGTTGATATCTTCCAGCTTAATGCGCAGCTGATGCTGACGGGCCAGTTCAGTCAACAGTTCGATTAGCGACTTGTTGGCCAACGTATGAAGTTGCTGAATGATGCCGTCTTTTACTACAGCAACACCGTGCTTTTTTGTGTCCGGATCAATCCCTACAACCAGCATCATTTACCCCCTTTTGCCTAATTAGTAATGTTCACGTATTACAATTCTTAATTGCGCTGCAACTCTTGCGGCATAACGCATCAAGCCGCTTCTTCCTGAGCGCCAATGCCTGCATTTGGCCTACATGAAAACAGCCAATTGTGATACGCATTCAGTGCAGCCAACTTCACATCGATAGCCCCAGCTTTGATGTACACCGCATCTAAACCTTTTGGTTTGTGGTTCAATAAACGCTCACCAACCCAGTAATCAATGCCAAGCTCTGCCCAACTGCTTCTGGCAAACTTACGCAAATCGTGAGCACTCCAATTCCCTTTACCTGCCTGCCTCACCCACTTCTGAGCCTGGGCCGCAGTTAACGGACAGCCTTTATGCTCGAAAAGGTTTCCTGAGCAACTGCCAAACAGCTGCTGATACTCTGATAGCAATTCAAAGACTGCATCAGTAATTGGCAGTACATGGCTATCTTCGGTTTTGGTAAGCTCAGCAGGGATCACAATGCGGCGTTCTTTGAGTTGAATGTGCGACCAATGCAGGTTTCTGGTTTCGCCTATGCGCGTACCGAACATGATCATAAAGAGTAGGAACATGCGCAGCGGGTTTGGCTGGTTGAACAGCTGCTCTATCACCAGTTCTCTGTCAGACACATGCAGCTTTGCTTCTTTTGGTTTAATGCGTTTTGTCACATGCTCACCAAACACAATGCCTAACATCGGGTTTGCCGTGATGTAGCCCAGATCTGCAGCGCGTTTGAACGCTGGTTTTAGTGTGTAGAACATATGCTTTATGGTCGAGGCTTTTAACGATTCAGCCTGCAGAGGCAAAAACAGCTTTTCATCAATAAGCTTCTTATCCAGATCACACAGCCTTATGCTGCCAAGCTTCGGCACCAGATGGCAGTCGATATGGCTTTTAATAGCCCTCTTCCTGCTGCCGGCTTTAAACTTTTCAGCCAAGCATCTGTCGCGGTACCACACCAAGAGCTCGCCCACTGTGTCGAACTTATCTGCAGCTACTACTTCAGAGCGATTGAGTCGCTGCAGCTTATCAGCCACCATAGCTACTGCGTCTTTAGTTTTCAGCGTTGGCCAGTAGCCAAGACGGTAGCGGATCTTCTTACGCTTCTCGTACCGCACCAAATACCAGGTGGCACGATTACGGTCCGCTCTATAGCGAAGCATGAGCGGCTGACGCTGATCACGCAGTTCACCGATATCAGCATCAGCCGCATGCCGCGTTACTGCCGCATCAGATATAACAACAGATAACGACTGCATCAGTACCCCTGCTCAAACTTCGGTTTGTTACGTTCCAGCGCTGCAATCATTTGCCTGCGCTCTAATGGCGGCATAGCCCTTAACTTTGCTTCAATGGCCTGCGGGCTCATCATTCGTTGCCTTTGATGGTGCAACCACAAACAGGCCACTTTGTTTACTGCCTCAACTTCCGCTAAAGCAGGATCTGCCGCCAAATTCACAAAGGTCAAATGGCACTCCGCATGCTGCCCCAGTTGAACGCGACCACTTTGCCGCCATCCTGACGTAAACGATCAAATGCCCTGTCGCCAATCGCTTCGCGTATACCGGTTTTGTCCAGGTTACTGATCAGCACAGTGGGCAACATATTCTTGTAGCGCCCATCGATAACATCTGAAACAAACAGAATCTCTGTTTCAGAGCCACGCTGCTGACCTACTTCATCGATAATCAGTAGATCCAGCTCACTAAGCTGTTTTATCAAAGAGGCTTCAGACATGGCAGAGCCCTTTCCCCAGCAATCTTTTAGCTCACGCACCAAACTGCTTAAGCTTGCCAGTCGGCACTTTTTCTCGGGGATCAAATCGCACACCATGGCGCTGGCCAGCATCGTTTTTCCTGTCCCTAATCGACCACTCAGGATCAGGTTGCCATTGCCGCCGTTTTTGATGCGCTGGGTAAACTCCATGGTTTCATGCAGCGCCAACGCCTGATCCTGCGAATCAACCTTGTAGGATGAAAAAGTAGCCTGAAGAAACCGAATAGGAACGCCAGCATCAATCCGACTGCGTTCCAGTCTTGCCTGTGCTGCTTTGGCTGCTGCCTGCTGGTCAATCTTTTTTTGCAATGCCGCACTTTCAGCAGCGCACAGACTGCAAGCGCTCAGCACTACAAACCGATCCCCCATGGCTTGGTAGCGAAAATCGAAAGCTCCATGTTTCGGGCACTGACCCTGCTCAGGCTTGTCCGGAACACACGGCACAAAATTCAAATGACTCATAACGCCCCCGATTCGTAATGCTGACCGTCAAATTCGTGCGGAAAACGACTTTGCACAGGTGAACCAGGCCGCTTCAACCATGCATACTTGAATCCAGTCCAACCACGTGTCATACATTCGGCAAGAACATCATCCACCGTCATACCGTTGGCAGTGGCAAGTTCAACTTGCGTCGCAAGACGGTCTATTACCGTTTGAGTCACAGGGGCTTTTTTAGCCGTTCGCATGGTTTTCCAGTCTCTGAAAACCGACTGGCTTGGTTCACTCGGCCAACTGGAAAAATCGAGCTCGTTTTTACCTGCCGAATCACTATCTTTTTGTCTTTTGTTAGTTGTCTTTGGTAGGTTGTCTTTTGTGTCGGTGCATTTGCTCCGTTCGCTTGGTGCATTTGCTCCATCTGGGTGGTGCATTTGCTCCGTTTCTGCGGTGCATTTGCTCCGGTGCATTTGCTCCATCTCTGCGGTGCATTTGCTCCGGTGCATTTGCTCCGCACCTTTACGCATGTTGGCCGCTTTATCGCCTTTAACCTGCCATTCGCTAACCACTTTATTGACAGAAACCAGCTTCATGATCCCGCCCTTTTCACACAAAATAATGTGACGCGCGATAAGTACGATCAGAGCATCCCTGACCGTCTTTTCATTCAGGCCCGTAAGCTCAGCCAGATAGGTGTTGGTAACCCGGTCTGCCTTTTTGTTATAGCCGTAGGTGGTTCTGATAATTGCATTCAGCACCTGAAACTGGCTGCCGCTGATATCAAGCTGGCAGAGCCTGTCCTGTATCTCATTGGCTGTTCGTGTATAGCCATTGTCAGTATCTGCAATCACAGCACCCTCCGGCTTGCGCCTTTCACTAAATTCAATTACATTTGTAGCTAAGGACATAAATACCTCGTCGTAGTGGCTAATGTTCTGGAAAGCCCTGTTAGCGCAGGGCTTTTGCTTTGGTGGAAGTAAATAAGTGGATCAACATTAAATAGATTGAGTGAGAACCATGGTTTACACATACACGCTAAAGCAGGTACTAAGAACCGCCTACCCGCCACCAAAAACACATAGTTCAACCAAGCCGCTTTCTGTTGGCGATACCATAGAAGCGTCTGACGGTAACTGGTACCACGTGGTATCAGTGCAAAGTAAGAACGACCAGGTGCAACTGAACGTTGGCCCTGATGGAATGGACGCAGAAGAAGCAGAACTTCTGGCACAACAGCATGGGCTAATCGGCTGACACTATTCATCAACACCCCCACTGCAAGCGTCGAAATAAGTGCCTACTACATCTGAATTCAGCAGCACTCTTAAATCAGCCAACGAAGTAAGCAGCATTGCAAATACGGCATCTTTGTAGCTGCAGTTAAGCGCCAATGAATTCCGGTCTCTCTGGAAAATTTCAATTTCCGATTCAACCGCCCGCAGAAAAGCTACTGGACCGCAATTCATTGGTATTGAGACCAGTAACAGTTTCCCAGTCCTCGGGTCAAACCTAAAATCAACAGCCTCACCTGGTCCCTGTTTTAACGTTGTTCCAGAGCCGCCAACCCATTTACAAACATAATGTTCATCATAGAAATCACTGCCTTCAATACTGATAGGCTTGCGTTTATTAGCAAGATATAGAGAGCGTCTGCTGAACGAATTGAGGTTTATTGCATCGATTTTCTCTGCACTTAAAAGCCCCAAAAGTGACGACATAACATCCTGAAGCAACAATGCAGACTCCATCGCAACTTCAAACCCTGTGTACGCAGGCAGATCCCACATCACAGCTTTGTTAGCTCGATGGCCAGCCAGCATAGGGCCGTGCAGTGCAACATGTATAGCCGCATTGACCCGCTCAGAAAAATCAGCGACGGTGCGTGATTTACCATGTGCGTTTTGTGGGATAGTTTTCGCCCAAGACTGACAAATGCTTGAGTTAACGGGATCAAACATCGGATTTTTCTTCACTTGTTCGCTCATTGCAGCCCCCTCATAAGTGAACTATGTTCTTTATTCAGAAACAGAAAGCCATTCCACCATTGGAGGCGCACATGGACCGCAAACCCTATTACCGTGACCTTTACCGCAAAGTGCTGGAAGAAGCCCGTATAGGCTATACGCTGGCGATTTTTGGCGACCACCTGGCTGCACAGCAAGGCTATGAAAAACACACAGGCCTTGATGCAGTGCACTACTTCCTGATGCAAAAGCACCACTGGACCCGCGGCCAAATTCAGGCCATGACGCAGGCAGACATTCTCTTTGCTATGTCGGAAGAGTTTGAATTGTGGACCATGCCGGACGAGGCCCGGCAGGTTCTGGCGGATATGAGTGAGCATCAATCTTCACCCTCAAATGCTTCAGCACTAAAATGAAGCACCAAAGCCCAGGCAGCAGTAACCACCAACAAAATCAGGGTAATAGCTATAACCGCGATTGCTTGTTGCTTCGAGTCTGTCGGCAGCCAAGGAGCTAAGCAAAACAGACATAGCCAATAACAGCACCAGTCTGAGAAGGCACTGCAGCTTTGAAAGTGCTTTTCCAATTTAGCCTGCCGCGACATGGCTCAACTCGCTCAGCGCTATTCTGAAACCAGCAGCGTTTTTATGCCCACCACCGCCGAACTTGGCGGCAATAAGCGAAACGTCCGCACCATCCGGTTGTGAACGCAAACTATAAACACGGTTATCAGCCGTATCGTAGTAACAAGCAGCAAATGCTTCACCCTGGCTCATTTGGTGGCCAGCATCAGAACTGTAGAAGTAAGGGGCGTTTAAAGTGGGCACATCATGGCCAGCAATGACAGAGCGGTAAGCAGCAGCTCGGATCAACTCTTTTACATCTTTAAAATGCTTACGCTCAATAGCCTCACCTTCCGCCACAAATTGGTGGTACTTGTAGTCATCAGCACACAGAGAGCTGACCATATCCCAGTTTTCAAAGGTGTATTCATAGCTGAATAAATTGGCCTGAAATGCTCTGGTTTGCTCCCGTTTAAAAAGCCAAAGGTCGCGGTCTTGCACATGCACAATCAAGTCGCTTGGGCAGCGGTCTGGGTGGTAATGATTCCAGGCCATCATGGCGCCACTTCGATTCATATCAAAAATAGCTGTTACGTTTGCCGGCAGATCAACCAAATCACCCGCAGCGCTTTTGTGGTGGTCTAATATCAGCACTGTATTGGCCACAGCAGCTATTTGCAGTAACACGTCACGCTTATAGCTAAAATCGACCATTACCACATCACGGCCAGCGCAATCTGGTGGCTCTTTGCCGTAGGTGCCTGGGTGAAATTCTGTATCAGGGTGTTTTTTGTAAACAGCCCATGCAGCAGTAAAACCATCTGCACAGTTCGCGTGGTAAATACAAAGAAGTGGTTGGGTCATTTTGGTTTACCTGTATTATCAACAAGGAACCTTGTTAGCTTTAATTTCTCGTCAGCAAGGTTTTGTTTATTAAGTTTCAATTGATTTCGTAATCCGACAAAAAGCAAAACCAGTTGTGTTAAAACTAAAATCGACAAATAAATGGTGTTACTGATGAAAAGAGCAAAAAAGCCCAGAGCTAAGCACCCAAACAAAGAAGTGGTAAAGTTGATCCGGAACCACGAATACACAGAAGTAGCCATTTATAAAAACTCCACAAGATTCATAGGTGCGATAACGGCAATTGTTTACCTGGTTCTTCGCTATGCGGCCGGGTTTTATGTTTCAAGTTTTCCGCTCCTTTTCACTTCTGTACTCGTTGGCTTCGTTGCAGTTCTGAGCGAAACAATTCTTTTCTCTGTCGACTACAAGACAAGATTTGAATTATTTGAACAAAGACTCGCCTTGGTAAAAAAACAAAAGTCACAAAGCAACTAACCAGCACTCCGCCGCGTACCTGCAACGCTTATCTGGCTTATCGGCTTTCGCCGAAGTGTTTGTTGTTCGCCACCCTGGGTGCCTCCCAGTGACTGGTTACATCATTACCAGCCGGGTAGTCGGCCATCTAATGCCCCCCGTGCGCTTAGCCGGATTGGCGGCGAACAACGTGCTGTCTTCCCAGCTGCCAACACAAATCACACCCACTGTTACCTGGGTTAATACAAAGCGATGCAGTACCGAAGGTTTGACTGGCAGAGGCATCTGTTATCAGGCCCCCAGCACCAGCATCGGTCAGTGCTCTGATACAAAGCGCTGACCGATGCACCGGCTTACCAACCACCGTTCAGCCGAACTTGCTGCATATTTTCATTTCTGCAGATTTCGTTGCAAAATAAAGTAGATTCCGGCACTGGCTTACCGCACCAAAGACAGCTGCACTGTTGAACAACGTCCAACGTGTAGCTTTGTCGCGGTACGGTTAATTCAGTTAGTTGTGGCTTCACTGAAACGACTTGCGTTCTCATGCCGCCACCTCCTGATTCTCCGTTGTTTTCTGGAGTTCAGAGATAAGCTTTGAAGCGATATCCAGGTCTATTTTCTTCACAGCCTCTGTAGTGAATTTCCAGACATTTTTGTAATCGACATCGGCTTTTTTACACAGAGCTTTTAACTTTCCCCTGCCTCTGTGAATTACAACCAGTTTTTGTCTTAATTCATCTGTGCTCAAGTAATTATCTCACTTATGATACATTTCACGGTAATACTAAGATCAATATCTCATTTTTGCAACACTGATAATTCACCTGTGGCATTTCTATGAATTTTAAACATGTATACAGTTGAGTAATTACCAAATAGCGGTAAAGTGATTAAATGAGGTACTTTGGATTTGCCGCTGACTACAACAGAGAAAGGAGAAGGAAATGAGGATATTGCTATTAATTTTAGCTGCGACCTTTGCGGTTTATGGTTGTTCTAGCGTTGGCAACGAAAAAATTAGCGAAGAAAACCAGGCTTCGATTGAGAGTAAGCTTGTTAAAGGTATAACGACTAAAGATCAAGTAAGAGCGACTTTTGGTGACCCCCTTGACGCTACATTCCATGACAGTGGTAACGAGATGTGGAAGTACGTATTTACTGAACAGAGCTGTAATGCATCCTGTTACTTTATCTACACAGCTTGGGCCTACAGTTCTTCTTCAGGGATCCAGAAAACTCTGACAGTACTCTTTGATGAAAATGGCACAGTAAAAAACTATATCCTATCAGAATCACCTGTTGAGTCGAAACACGGTCTTTTTTCAGGCTAATTGGTTTCACTCTTTGTAGAAGTCCTGCAGGTCAGGACTTTTCTCTAATTAATTACCAGTTAATTAAATTCCGGTTTAATAAATCTCATTTTAGAGATAATATCGTGTATATTTGTATACACGTTGCAAAAGTGATCGTTTTGACTATCAGGTATTTAACCGGGCCATTTGAATGAATACTCAGGATATCGTTGCTAGAAACTTAGCTAATATTTTAAAGAAGTTAGACATATCGCCTAACGCTTTTAGCAGTATGTGTAAACAAAATGGAATTCAGATAGATAAGTCTATGCTCTCTAGGTTCAACAAAGGCTCAACTATAAAGCTTGAAAAATTGGATGAATTAGTTCGAGGGCTGAGGCTGTTAAAAGGCTTTGAGGATCTTCGAGCCGTAGATTTGTTAGCAGAGGATGTTTTAAATAAAGGTGAAGAAACTCACACAGTTGTGCTGAGACATGAACAGTTGGAAAAGATGTTTTCTAAGCTTTTTGTCGACTTAGCTCAGTTGAGTTGGGCTAAGTTGAATACTGATGTATCTATGCAGACTCTGGTTGATTTCTCTGTATATAGTGTGAAGAACGCTGGCTTCGAAGTGGTAAAAAGCGAGCCTGAAAACAATGCAAAGACACTTTGATTAATTAAACTTAGCGATCCTGACTACCTTACGCTGTTCGTCTGACATTTCCTGCTTCAGCAGTTCTTCCATCTCTGCTTTAAAGCTACTGCCATAATCAGAGAGCATCTTGTTACACCGTTCTAATTCTGCAACTTTTCGCATATCGTTTTTCATTTCGTACACTCGCAGAAATTCAATCACTACATGATGGGCTCTGGCATTGAGCCTATCAATCGCCAAATCCTCTATAGATCTCGAAGCCTTTTTTCTTAAAGTGAAAAACTTAAAACCAAAAAACACGCTAAGGGCGAATATTAAAACTACTAAAATGGCTACCGCTAAATTATCCAATTTTTAACTCTCCTTGTTCGCGTTTCCAAATAGACCAAATGTGTTGAAAAATTGCAATAGCAGCCCATATTTTCAGAGCTGGTATTCCGAATTTGTAAAAATCAGTTGTTAAATCAAATGTTAATATGACTCGATCGAAGAACCTCACAAAATTCATAAGTAACAGGACAAAAATTGCGCTGAATAATTGCTTAGACTCCCGCTCTGGCTCCACATTAAACTTCTGATGGAGTGCATACAGGAAGTAAATTGATATCAAACTCATAAGCATGAATGATGGGTACCAGATGAGCCTGGTCATTTCCCTACTTAACTCGCTAAGTGAATACATTGATCTGATCCAATACTTTTGGACACCACGCTAAGTGAGTAAAATGACTTAACGAGGTGAATATGACAACCAAAAAGACCCGCAAGACTCACACTGCTGAATTTAAAGCTGAAGCCCTGAAGTTAGC